ATGATGACGAACTACTACCTCGGCAACAACCAACGATCGCAACGCTTGAGAATCTGCCCCTACTATGGGGCCGCTGCTGCGATGCGTCAAGCGATCTTTGGTAAGGGGATCGGGCGACGCAATTTCCACGGCACGTGAGCAACCATCGGCCTTGCCGGCCCAAGCCTTCCGGGACTGCGCCCATGCTGGGCGCACAAAGAAAAGAGCGGCATAAGCCGCTCTAAGCACTTGATTTATTGGTAGGCCCCCCGAGAGTCGAACTCGGCACCAACGGATTATGAGTCCCGCAAATCCGCAATAGGGCAAACAGGAAACCGCCGCTACATCAACGACTTGCAGGTGTAGCCACCCCATCCACCGCGGCGGCCTTCCCACCATTTTGGACCAGTTTTCGGGCACTGTGGACAAGATTTGGTCACGATCTTCGAAGCGCGTGACCGCCTTCCGCACAGGCCACTGTTCAGCTGCCGGAAATGGGAGCTACACTCCTCGCTCCTCATCGTTACGGCCGCCATGAGTTACAAACAACTCTCGAAAGATGACTTCGATGCCATTGTCACTGGGGAATTAACCCACTATGCAATCTGGTTGGAGTCAGAACTAATAGAGATCATTGCTGATCGATTCGCACGCCCTGACCAGCGCGTAGAGTTCACGACGCTGGTCCTAAGACGAGATGGACTGACATTCCAAGACAAGATTGAAATCGTCCGCGCAATGACACCTTCGTTCGCAAACCGGACAGCGGCAGACCGCTTGAAGCAATTGCTTCCGAAGATTGAGGAGTTCAAGTCCAATCGGAATGCTTTCGCTCATGGTCTCGACGTAACCCCTCCGGACGGCCCCCCAGGTGAACTTCGATTAGAGATCATCGGGAGATCCGGCAAAGGGAAAGTCATAACTGTGACGTGTGAATCGCACGAAGCTATGATGAAACACGCAGATCAATTGCTTGAAGAGCTAAGGTCGGTCCGGTCTCGACTATCGACTTGAGCGAGAACGCATGTGTGCAGTCACTACACCGCCCTGAAGAAAGCCGAGCAGATGGAGCGCTACTTCCGCGCCCGCGGCATCCCCATTCCCAAGTCCGATATGTGGCCTCGGTACCCGGGCGTCTTCGTGCGCCGGCCGGCTGAATGGGAGTCGGGCGACGAGGCTGTACCGGAGCGGGAAGCGGTCGTTGGACGCTGGGGGCTGATTTCGGCCATGACGCGGCCCGAGAAGGCGAAGGACGCACAGAAGCTGTCCACGTTCAATGCTAGATCCGAGAGTGCAGCCAAGTCGTTTACTTTCGGCAATGCCTGGCGCCGTGCCCAGCACTGCATCATCCCGGCCGATGCCGTCTTTGAGCCTGACTGGCGATCCGGAAAGGCCGTGGCCACCCGGTTCACCCGGGCCGATGGCGCGCCGCTCGGCATCGCCGGCCTGTGGGATAAGTGGCGCTCCCCCACCGGCGAATGGGTCGAAAGCTACACGATGCTGACCATCAACGCCGACCAGCACCCGCTCTTCAAGGACTACCACCGGCCCGGCGACGAGAAGCGTATGGTCGTGATCCTGCCGGATGGTGCGTATGGCCACTGGCTGACGGCGAGTGCCGCGGATACCATGGACTTCCTGAATCCCTACCCTGCTGAGCAGTTGGTGGCCGAGCCGGTCGTCAAGACGGCCGTCGCCACCGACGAGGAATGACCATGGACCGAGAAGTCGAATCGTGCGCGCTGTGCGAGGACGACCTCCACGCCATCGCCATTGCGGCAGGCGTGCTACCCCCGAACGGCGAGATGACGCCCGAGCTGCTGGAGTACACCCGGACAATCGTGGGCCACTGCGCCGCCCTGGGCGACCGGTATACGGATGAGGACGGCTCCGCAGGGGACGAAATCAGGGCTGCATTCGGACTCGGATAGAGCGATATACTGTTTATCCATACAGCACATCGATATGCTCTACCATGCTCACGTGCAACATTATTCGAACGCACCGGATGGGCGAGCCCTTGGAGGTCAAGGACTTCGACATGCCCATAAAAGGTACGGTGCGCATGCAGACCGTCCACCACGAAGGCCTTAGGCGCCCGGTGCCGATCCTGACCGTGGCGTCCTTCGAGCAGTTCGGAGCTTCGCGCCCACCCCGCATCCCTGACCTCCTGGAGCCCCAGCTTCTGACGTTCGGCTCGGACAGGGGCATGATGGTCCGGGGGTACGAAGAAATCGACGGACGCCGCTTTTATCAGGGCTGGTGGATCACCTGGGCGTAGCGGGACCGAACGACGCAAGCGGGCGCGTCCCTACTGATCAGATTTCGAAATAGGCGGCGCGCCAGCGATTTGGCCGGTGATCACTTCCTTCAGCTCAATCACGCCGGCCCGCGCTGCGGCCGCGGCAGAAGGGAATAGCTGGTCAGATGCTCGGGCGACGTATGGGCGCTGGCTGTCAGGCCGGACCTCGATGGTCCATCCGTACTGCCCTGAGGTCGATACAACATCCACACATAAAACGAATCTGTAGCCTGTAAGAACTTCGGTGATGAGATCCATCGTCCCGCCCGCTCCTGCTCCCGTTGCGGCCGACAATTAGCAATAGCCGGGCCCGATCGCGGGGCGGCATGCCCCTTGCTCTACGGTGAATCTCACCCTAGGAGCACACAATGGCTGATGATCTGAAAGACCGAGGCCCGCGCGACCGCGCCCGTATCGCCCTGGATGAAGACTGGGAGGTCCGCTACTGGAGCAAGGAGTTCGGGTGCACCCCCGACGAGTTGCGCCAGGCCGTGAAGGACGCCGGTAGCAACTCGGTGGACAAAGTCCGCGCGATCCTGAAGGAGTAGGCCATGCCAGAGCCGCCGGACTTCATCAAGCCGCCGCTGGCCACACTCGTGGACGGGCCACCGCCGAGCGGCTACGCCTACGAGCTGAAGTTCGACGGCTACCGCATGCTATGCCGGATTGATGAGTCCGGCGTGCGGTTCTTCAGCCGCGAGGCGAAGGACTGGACGCCGAAGCTCGCCGACCTAGTGCAGCGCATCGAGGCGCTGAAACTTACCGGCACCGGCTGGCTCGACGGCGAGATCGTGGTGATGGACGAGCACGGCGTGAGCAGCTTCCAGCGCCTCCAGAACGCCATGGACAAGAGCGTTGCCAAGCAGGTGCAGTATGTTACGTTCGATATCCCGTATTGGAACGGAAAGGACCTGCGTGAATACCCCTTCGTTGAGCGCGCAAAGGCGCTTCAGGCGGTCCTGGCCGGGGTGCCTGAGAACGCCGCCATCATGCGCAGCACGGTCGCCGAAGTGGAATCCAGGGACCATGCCGTGTCGCTGCTCGCGCAGGCCTGCGAGCGGAAGCTGGAAGGCCTGATCGGCAAGCGTCTGGACGCGCCCTACCGCGCAGGAGGCACCGACACCTGGATCAAGCTTAAATGCCGGCCCAGGCAGGAATTCGTCGTAGGCGGATGGACCAACCCAGGCGGATCACGCAACGCCTTCGGTGCCCTGCTCGTCGGCTTGCGAGAAGGCGACAGGCTGCGCTATTCAGGCCGCGTTGGCACTGGGTTTAGCGGAAGCACCCTCGACATGCTGATGAAGCGCCTGACGCCACTGGCTACCGAGGAAATGCCGTTCATCGAAAAGCCCGTGCTGTCGGACCGCTGGGGCGGCAATTCGAAGCCAACCATGCACTGGGTCAGGCCTGAGCTTGTCGTGGAAGTGGCATACACCACAATCACAGACGGCGGCATCCTGCGGCAGGCGTCGTTCCAGGGCGTTCGCGAGGACAAGCCGGCGCGGAAGGTCACTGGTGAGAAGAAGGTGCGGGCGCCTGGGCGTTGAGAGCCGCCCGGACGTACCCCTGCAGGCCCGTCACTTTGTCGGCGAGCCCTGCAGCATACTGGACCACTTCGTCATATCGTCCTGCGCACGCCGCAAAAGCGCCGATGACGTCAGGGCCGGTGCTTCCATCAGCTCCGGTGCCGGTTGCGGGATGCGTGGCGGCGCGAGCGGATTGCAGATCAGCGATTTGCTTGCGCAGCCGCCCAACATCGTCAGCGTAAAAGCCAGCAACGCGGGCTTGAGTGGCCAGGACCTGGCCGTGGTATTTCGCATAGTTTTCATCGGCTTGTTCCTGTGCGGCCTGTTCCTGGGCGCGGCGTTGCTCGGACAGCTTGGCGGCGGCCGCCTGGGCTTCGAGCTGGGCCTGTGCATGGCCGGAGGCGTACTGGTGGCTGCCATACCATCTGATGCCGAGCACGGCGGCCAGCGCCAGGGCCAGGCCTGCCGCCACGGCGATCGCATACTTGACCATGTGCGCACCTATCGGGGCGGATTGGGGGATGACTGCTCGCAGACCCACTGGTCCGCGTCGCGTCGATTCTGGAGCCCTGGGAGCGTTTGAAGGCGGCCAGCCACCCTTCCCTTCACCCAGGCGTCATACTCGGCGCACGCGCCCGCGTAGTCGCCCGCGTTGAGCTTCTTCAAGAGGGTGGACTTGGCCAGGTTGCCGGCGCCCAGGTTGAACGTGAAATCAATGAGCGCCGCGCGCTGCCATTCCGTCAGCGGCACTTTGACCAGGCGGCGGACCGCTGCGTCAGCTTCGGCCAGGTCGGCGGCCTTCAGGGCGTCGCATTCCGCGTCCGAATATCGTCGGCCCGGGATGACGTCGGGCCCGGTGTGGCCCTCGCAGACGGTCCAGACGCCGACCGGGTCGCGATACGGGACATGGTCACGGCCTTCGAAGTGGCTGACCAGGACGCCGGCGATGGCCAGCGCGCCGGCGGCTGCCGCGGTCAGCAAGCGGTTCTTCAGCGTGGCCGGGATCATGACTCCTCCACGATCCCGTCACGCGCCTGGCGCCACCACTTCCAGATCAGGTGCGCGCACTGCAGGACGATGTAGACCAAGGTCCCTATCGCTACCCAGTGATTCAAATCCCAGCCCGTCACCGCGGCCGCAGCCGTCACGGTCACGGGAGGGGCCGCCTTCAAGGCTTCGACCGGGACATCGTTATTCACTTGCCAGCTCCTGAATGGGTGCATCTCTGCCTCCCGTATGGACGTAAAAAAACCCGCCGTAGCGGGCTGACGTGCTGCACAACTTACTGGGGATAATTTTGAACGCTCAGCTCGGCAGCGTGAGCGTTGGCAGAGCCGCCAGCAATTCTTCATCGGTCGGTATTGCTTGCGTGCCGGCTTGGACTGCATCCAAGATCTCGTAGCACTTGTTCCATACCAAACTGCGCCAGGCACGGAACGCCTGCCCCTCAGCCTGGAACCTCGGTACGGCCGGTTCCTCGGCATACGTGACCGCGGTGGCGATGCTGTCGTAATTCCGTTCTCGCGCCTTTGCGTCCATGAAGGCCTGAACCATGGCGACCTTTTCGGCAGCAATCTGGTCCGGCGTTTTCTCGGGCACGGTCTCCACGGGCGGCGCGAACGTTGAGCCGTCGTACGACCATCCGCAAGCGGGGCGTGGTGACATATCAGTCACGTCGACCAAGGTTTGGACAACCGCAACGGGGAAGCGATCCGACACGGGCACTTCCACCCCGTCGACCGCGAACGGCAAAATCAGCTCTGCGACCTTCCCGTCATCGATACGTGCATACGTGCGCATTATGCGTACTCCCCGATAAGACCGAACCCTGGCGCACCTGGGCCACCGATCCGATTAGACGCGTTGGTGTAACCGGCAAACGCTCCACTCCCACCCGCACAAAATCCGCGTGCCGATACCCCGTTTCCGGTCGAGTTGTTCGCTTCTCCACCGTTCCCGAATGGGCTGCCGGCGCCTACGCCGCTATAGCCAAGAATGCCTGCATTCGAGGCGACGATCACGAAACCAGCGCCGCCGCTTTCACCCTGCAGCGCGAGGATGGCGCCGGGAGCCGAGACATTGCTGTTCGAAGCGCCTGCCGTCAGATTCGGCGAGGTGGGGCCGAACTTATTACCGCCGGTCCCGCCGTTGACGCTCATCAGCGAGCCGAAACTGGAAGTTCCTCCCGTCCCGCCAACACTGCCCGCAGCTGGAACTCCGCCAGCGCCGATCGTGACGGTGACGCCGTTGAAGCCATTAGTAAACCGGCCGACACACCAATGTCCTGCGCTGCCACCTGCACCGAACGAGATCTGAGTGCCGTCGGTTATTGACGCACCACCACCAGCCCCACCTCCCGATCCCAACAAGACCACGACGCTTTTGGTGCCTGCCGTGGGGTTGTAGACCTGCGTGCTTGTGATGGCACGAATCCCGATCAGGCGGCCCGGTGCATTCGAGGGAATGAGCAGCTGTATCGCCGCGAGCAGCTGCGCATTGTTGTTGCGATTGAAAGCCAGGCCGCCAGCTGCGATGACCGCGAGCAGTTCCTCCTGCACCGCATTGAATGCATACGCGGGCCACTGGGTAGCGGGCGTATTGGTCGCCGGATTGCCATCGGTCGCGAATCCAGGCGTGCCGGTGGCCGGCGCGACATCGGCATGCGCCGCGTCGACCGTGCCAGGCGCAATAAGTCGGTCCATTCTTCTACTCCGAGTAGGAAAAATTCAGGATGGTGTGAGCCGGTGCAACGGCCTGCAGCTCGCACTGCAAGACGTTGTTCGTCCAGTAGGCGAACGGCACTCCGAAGGAATCGCCGAAGCGCAGATGGTTGACGGTGAAGGTCGGTGCATGGACCTCCCAGGCGTGCGCCCAGTCCGTGCCGCCGAAAGACGTGCCGAACCGCTTTCCGAATCTCGACGGCACCAACTGCGTGATCGTTATTTCGTAGCCCAGCTTTGCCGCCAACGCCGTGAAATATGGGATTGACTGCCCTCCCGTGGCCGTCAGCCGGGCGACGACCTGGGCGCGGCGCGCTTCGACCGTCGGCGCCGGCCCGGCGCATGGATCTGGCAAGCCTAGAGTCGCCTCCCATTCAGGCAGCAGCTCGAAGGTCGATCCAGGAAACGCGTCAATCAGCAGCTGGTTTGCGCGGGCCGTGTTGGCCTCGTAGATCGTGTTCAGGCCCAGCAGCGCCCGATTCTGTACGCTGTCGAGGTCGCGCGACCAGACACGGCCACGTGGCAACAGTTTGAGGAACGCCTGCAGGAAGTCCGCGGCGCGAAGGTTCAGTGCCATGGCGCCCCTACAGATAGGTGATTCCGCCGAGTGTGGGCAGCTCGCCCATCCCGCCGGTGATGTTGCCCGGGTATGTGGTGACCACGCCGTCCACCGTCCCGGTGACCTGAACCATCAGCCATCCGGCCGTGCCAGGGACGCTGTTGATCGCCGCCTCGATTTCGTTCAGGTTGATTGTGCCGGCGCGCGGGTCCCCATTGCGGAACAGCACATCCGAAATCGCCGATGCGATGGCCGCGCGCGTTGTGGTGCTGCTGGTGGACAACCCGGAGATGGTGAAATGCAAGCTGTTCTCGACGGGCGCGCATGCAAAGAGCAGCGCGGTAACAGGCTGTTCACCGACGATTGCGTCTGCCAAGGTGAGTTGGTCGCCAGTCGCCACCACGTCACGCGGCAGGCCGTCAGGCCCCTGGTCGTGCTGAGACACCCCATTGGTCCCCTGCGGGAAGCCGCCATGGGCTGCCTGCGCCACGTCCATCATGAATCGCAGGACCACGGTGCCCGCGCCGAACCCGTTCGGCGAGCACCACGCCCGCGTCACGCCCGGAACCGCCAGCGCCCAAGCCACGTAATCATCGCTGTCGCCACCCTGGGGCGTCTGCTGGAACGCCGCGATCACGCGGTTGCCGAACGCCTCCGGATCCTCTGTGTCTACCCCTGTCGTGATCGTGCCCGTGACGGTCCCGGTGGACTGTACGCCGGCAATCGTGGTCGCGAGCGTAAGCGACGTGCCATCGTCACAGTTGCCAGCGGCGCCCGCGACCGTATCCAAGACCGTCACGACCGCTGTCCCTCCTCCGCCCACCGTCGCGGATTCCTGGATGGTGTACGTCTCCCCGTCGGCACGCACCACGTTGATACCGGAGCTGATGAGAGTGCCAACCGTGCCGGTGAACTGCACCGTCAGGGCCGCCTGGACGGCGTCTTTCTGGAAAACGTTCTTGAGGGCGCCCCATGCCGCCTGGTACTCGTCCGTAGCAGTCCATGGCACGGCCTGCTTCGATATCCAATCGAGATAGCCGAAATGCAGATGCGCGAGGCCGGCCTGGGCGATACCCAGGACGCGCAGCGCCGCCTTGCGAAGAAATGCGTTCGCGCCGGTGAGGGTCGCATTGATGTCCGCCATGACCTGATTGCGCAGGTCCGACAGTGTCGGTCGGGAAAATGGCATGTCAGTTGATTCCGTTCCAGGCCCACAGGTATTGGCCGGTGTGAAGCGAAGCGCCGCTCGGGGCGTAGGCGGTCACCTTCGCGCCCAGAAACGTCTCTCGCACCCAACCGACTTCGATATCGAAGCGTGCGACCACACCATCATCGATCAGCCACTGCAGCGCCTCGGCCAGGTAGTCGTATGCTCGGTTGAGCGTGTCCTGGGTCTGCTTCGCGCGATCCAGCAGCCACAGCTTGCTGCCGATGGGGTGTTCCGGATCGAACTGGTCTCCCCACCAGCCGCGCGGGTCGCCCGCGCCATCCGGTATGACGTCGTCCGGTGCCGCCATGGCGTCCGAGAAGACGCTGATCAGCATGGCCGTGGCCAGGTCGCTGCCCGTCAGCAGATCAGCGCCAGCCAGCAACCAATCGCCATGCGACTGCGCGGCATCCCAAGAGATCGTGATATCGCCGTTCATTGCTGTTGATTCGGATGTTTGCTGGTGACGGTGCTACTACCGGTCTGCACGTTCGCTACGTCGTGATCATGCTCGTCGTAGATCTCGCGCATTTCCTTCATGGTCTTGTCGTTGCTCTCGTAGTTGTCCTGCATGTCGCCGGTGGACTTCACCATGGGCGTTTGCAGATCGATGCCGCCCGGGGCCACGATGGTCAGCTTGCCGCTCAGGTTCCAGGTGACGTCACGCGCGTTGTTCACCACGACGTCCTGGCCCTTGGCGTCCACCACGATGCCTCCGGAAGCGGTCAGGTAGACGTACTTGCCATCCTCGCTGTACAGCTTGGTCTCGCCCGGCGCCAGGTTGCGCGGGCGGCTGCCCTGGTGATTCGTGCCGACCACCATTACGGCCGTGCGGTCCCCGGTCAGAGCCATCAAGGCGGCGTCCGAGCCGATCGGGGGATTCGACGTCAAGCCGAACTCCTGCACACGCGCGCGCTTGTCAGCCAGTTCCAAGGCACTGGCCTGCACCTGCAGGCGCTGTACGGGCCCGGAATCGTCCACCTGGGTGACCCGCCCGCGGCCCGCCAACATCTGGATCCGGCGAAATAGCCTCTCTAAAAGCTGTTGTTCCATGCTCACCCTATGGTCTGGTCGGGCCCCAGCTGCACCCAGCTGAACGGCTGCTGGTAGAACGCCTGCGGCGGCATCAGGATCATGTCGCACGTCGTGCCGGCGCGGCCGCGCTGATAGGTCACTTCGGATATCAGCCACGACACGGGCGCCTGGGGCGTTCCGAGTTTCAGCGATGGAAGGATCAGCGGCGCCATGGTGTTGGGCGTATACAGCACGCCGGCGGCGTCACGCCACGAATCAGTTGTCAGCCGCACAACAAAGGACCGGCCCGCGCGGCGCGCCGCTTCCCAGCTCGCCCGCTGTTCGGCGATGACGCTGCCGCCGATCATGCTTTCAGATATCACCACCCTAGGGCGGTACCGCTGCACGGCAGTATCGACCACGTGCGCGATCTGATTCGGCGCGCCGCCGGCATCCCCGAAGAGATCGATCCCCTGGTAGATGGCGTAGTAATCGCTGAATCGCTGATCCGCCGCGTACACCACGGTGGCGCGCTGCACATTGATGCCTTCCTGGAAGCCGCTCGCCGCCGAAGACAAGCCGATACCGGACAACAGCAAATCACCCGAAGGGGTGTCGTACAGCAGGAGCGCGCGGTACCGGCATACCCGCTCGATGACGTCGTACGCTGTCTCCCCTGCCAGGATGACCACCTGCTCCACCGGCGCGCCTTGGTTGCTTCCTGCCGCCAGCGAAGCGCTCACGCCGAACGGTTGGCACAGCTGCTGCGCGATGGCCAGCGCGGGCGCATTGCTGATCTGGTAGCCGTTATAGACGGCGGCGCAATCGACAAGGTCCTGGCATTTGCTGCGGCCTGTGACTGTGATCGAATGCGCACCGTCGTTGAACCCCGGGATGAAACGGTCTATCCAGCCGGTAGACACACGGTCTGGCCCCAGGAAGACTTCGCAATAGTCGCCGGGTTGGACCTGTATCTCGGGCGGATTGGCGCCCGGATATCGCTCCGTCATGGTGACCTGGAAGTCCGACGGGCAGCGCTCGACGCCTCGCGTAAAGCGGGTCTCCTGCCAGCCCGCCAGGATGCGGGGGTTTGATAGGGTGTAGCCGTTCCCCTTCCGAGTGCAGGTGGATACACGTATGGTCAGCTCGTCGTCCATCAGCTCGCCAGCGCTTCAAAGGTGGTCGGCATGAATGCCGGATGAATCGGCTCGACCTGGCGCACCAGACCGTCGGCCCGTGCGGGATCCCGGTATATCCGGTTGGCCAGCGCCAGCGCGGGAAGCGAGGCGTTGAACGCGAAGGAGCCGACGGCCGCCAGCTCCGCACCGCGCGCCTGCAGATCGGCCACGATCGCGCGCCGCAGCTCGCGCAACGCGTCGTAGCTGGCATCGTCGCCGGCGTCGCCCGCAACCAGAATCTCGGCGTCGATGACCGCCGTAACGGCCGTCTGTACGGCGACAGCGTCATCCTGAGAAGCCGGCTGATATGTGCCGACAGCCTCCGCCATAGAAGCAATCGCCACGCGGCGAAGGTGCGCGGCGCAGGCATCGTTCATGGTGGCCATGGCCTGCCCAATGGGCGAGTCCGTGGTGGTCTGCGCCGGGCGGTAGGCCGCCAGCGTGGACAAGACCGCGATTCCGTCTGCCGGATCTTGGGCCGTCGCAGCAACGGAATCCACGAACATCGCTGCAGCCGTCCCGTAGGCGTCGGTGTCCGCGATATTCGCGGCCGCCAGCTGCAAGGCCCCGCCGGTCGCCACCACTGCACCGGTGGCCGCCGCGCTGGCTGCCAGCAGGTCTACGGCAGTAGTCGTGGCGGGCGCCTTGGCATTGGATCCGGAATATCCCGCGTTCCCGCCGCCGAACAGCCGCCCGAAGTTGCCGGACAGCGTTGACACGGCGTTGAAAACGCGTCGGACGCTGTTGACGACGCCGATCGCTGTCTGGTAGTAGCCAACGACAGTAGAGACTGCCTGACGCACCACCGCGGCTCCGAGCTGGATCGCCGCAATGGCCTTGCGGGCGAAGTCAACGAGGCTTTGCGCGCGCAGCGACGCTGCTGCCGCCGAAAGCAAATCTCCGGTGGACTGCACGGCGCCCGGATACTGCCGCACGCCGGACACCATCAGCGTCATGGTGAATTCGAACACCCGGCCCAGGTCCTTGCGTTCCTCGATCTCGATGTCCAGGCAGTTGACGCTACGCACCGTGCCGAATGTCGGGTGGACCAGCGTGCTGGTGCCCGCGGCCTCGACTGCCGCGAGCAGCGCCTCCCGCTGCGCGATGACGCCGCCACCGCCATAGACAAGGCTGTTCTCCACCAGGAAGCCGTTGATTCGGAACTGGCGGGGCCGTTTGCCCTGGTCTTCGATCCAGACGTCATCTCGCCATGGATAGACGTGGATCGCCTGGCGGCGGCCGGCGCGCGTGCGCCCGGTATTCACGCCGAAGGGCACGCCACCGAAAGAGGCCTTTTGCAGCGACGCTTCCCAACTGCCCGCCCCAGGGCCAAACAGCTCGCCCACGGCATTGGCCACGCCGCCGATACTGCCGACGACGTTCAGCAGGTCAGAAGAATTGCTCAAGGCATCGCTCCCAGCATCTGGTATTGCACGCGCGCGGGCATTCCAGCGCCGTCGCCATTGTTGGTTTCCACCCTCGTACCGGGCGGCGCATTGACCGTCACTTGCACGGGCGTGCGCTGCACGGCTGTCGACAGCGCCTCCACTAGCTTGTCATGGCTGTCCTCGGTACCGGCATTGGCGCTCGCGCCGGTTGTCGTTCCTGCACCTTGAGTCGCCGGTGCTGCAGCGGTCGAATCCGCCCCAGCACCGCCACCCATCGATCTGAAGATCTGATCAGCCATCGCGCCGCGCCGAAGCTGCTCGCCTTCCACGTCAGCCGGGCGCTCGTGATACTTCGACACGATCGCCGCCGCGGCATTGGCCGAGTCGGCCCGCTGAAGCAGCTCGCCGGCGCGCCGCTGCATTCCGGGCCCCTTGCGCAGCTCCCAGTCGAAAAACTTCAGCTGCTCATCCAAATCGGAATCCCGGATGTCCTTGCCGAACACACGCTTGAAGTCCGCTTGCCGGTCGGCATGCCATTGGCCGACGCCATAGGCGCGGCCGTTGTCCCCTACGCTGTAGGGATTCCCGCCGGACTCCTGCAGGATGTTGGCGGCAATGCCAGCGGCTTGCGCCTTGGACCAACCCATGTCTTGGAACTTCTGGGCGATTGCAAGGATCTTCGGATCGGTGGTGCCTCGCGGCGCATACTCGCCGGGCGTCAGATAGCGCTTGCCTTCTCCCTTCCGGGCTCGAGCCAACACATCGGCCTCGCCTTCGTTCAAATCCTTGCTGTAGAAGAGCGCGGCGGCGCCGGCCATATACGGATTGAAAATGCGAGCCAGCCACGGCGCCCGGGCCGCTGCCGCTCCTGCACCGGCCGCCGCCGTACCTTCTGCAGTGCCAGCAGCCGCGCCAGCGCCGGCGACACCCTTGAGCGCCTGCGCGGCGGTCTTGGCAGTCACGAGCGTGGCGGCCAACGTCGCGATCGAGGCAGTCCAGCTGACCAGCGTCGCGCCAAACTTGATCGCCACGATGTCCCGCAGCACGGATCCCCAGCCCCCGAAAGCATCCACGATCCCGTTCACACGCTTGTACCAGCCGTCCCAGTCCACGCTGGTGATCCAGCTGGTGAACTTGGCGACCGCATCAGCCAGCCGGTTCGCGATGTCCACCCGGTTCTCGCTCAACCAGGTGGAGAGCTTTTCGATCATTGGCGTCAGCACAGGGACCAGCTTGTCGCCGATGGTGTTGGCCAAGGCGCTCGCGCCGCTGGTCAGGTCAGTGATTCGGTCTCGGAACGCGGCGGCGCGCTGAATGGCGTCCTCCGATGGCGCGTATCCGTTCGCAATGGCCTGCTGTCGGTCGGTTTTGTAGGTGCCGCGCTGGATCATCGGCAGCAGCGCTCCCATGCCGAGCGCATCGGCCGCCGTGCGCTGACCAGCCGGGTTTTTCACCTTGCCCAGAGCCGTCAAGATATCGGCCTGCGTGCGCTGATAGTCGATCTGGCCGTCTTTCGTGCGCGAGATCTGCACCCCCAGGCGATTCAACAGCATCATGGCCTGGGGATTCGCACCAAAGGCGGCCTCCCGGATGGTGTTTTGCGAGGACACCATGCTTTGGTCGAACTGCTCCGCCGTCACGCCGGCGCGCTGCGCGGCGTAGTGCCATGCCTGAAGGCTCTGGGTGGACATGCCAAGCTGCCGGGAGGTGCGCTGCAGGTTGAAGCCCAGGCTACCCCAGCGCTCCGCCAGCGCCCCGATGCCGGCGGTACCCGCCAGCCCGGTCAGCGCCGCCATGCCGGGGACGATGGAGGCGATGCGATCGGATACGCTGCGCGCCGTCTGCGCCACGGTTCGCAGGCCGGCATCGACCTTGCCGAGCGCCGCCGCTCCCAGCTTCCCGGTACCGGCCAGGCGCTGCGTCAGCCTCCCTACGGGGTCAGTGACACGCGCGAGCGCGCCGCGGACCTTCCCGGCCACCTTCGACGCGTTGTCGATCGCCGAGATCCGGAATACCAGGTCATTTGCCATTTTGCGCTTCCATTCGCTGCGCCATCTCATGCCACCAGCGCAGCTCGCTGAGCCTCATGCCCAGCGCGTCGCGCGGCGACCATCCGTAGTACTTCGTGGTCGCCGCCACCATCAGCTCCCAGTCCACGGAGAGCCGCCTTACTTTCCCAGCGATCCCTCCGAGTCGCCCGACGTATCGTCGTCGCCCTCTTCTTCCATGAACGCGGCGAGATATGCGGATGCCTCCATGAAGTCCCGCGCCTTCATCTTCGCCACAACCGCCAGCGGCGCGCCCGAAACTTTGGCGATCAGGCGCTTCAACGCATCACCGGCGTCTTTGGTGCTGCGCCGGTTGAAGTCAAGCACCTCCTCAGCCTCCGGCTCGCGCAGGTCGAGTTTGGTGTACGTCTCGGCGTCCACACCTTCACCAAGTGTGATCGGCTTACGCAGCGTCAGCGTGAATTCGTCCTGCAGGTCTTTTTTTTTGGGCATATCAGCTCGCAGTCTGTTCGGTGACGGACGGCCCTTCGAACTTCAGGTCGAAGGTGGCCTCGGTGCTGTCCACTTCCTGCGCATCGACGCAGGCCATGTTGCGGCCGACGACGGTCTTGCCGTTCGCCAGCTGCAGCACCACCGTGACGTTGCGCATGCCGTTGAAATTGGCGACCACCAGGTCGCCGGCGTCCCGGCCAGTGAACGAGATGGAGCCTGGTACCGGCGTCTCTTTCACGCCGTGATAGCCGTCCATGCCCATCAACGTCTCGCGCCGGACCGTGGAGGGGCTGTACTTCGCCGCACCCTCCAGCATGTAGGAGTTGCCGTCCACCGTGATCTGCGCGGTGCCGGCCAAAAGCTTTGCCATGTTGCGGCTCCTGAAATAAAAGCGCCGCCCGAAGGCGGCTTGTTATGCGGTGCCTAGGCGTTACGCCGCGGCAGTCGCCGGCACGATGTTGCTGAACTGCATGAGCAGCGCGAAGATGCGCAGCTGATTGATCAGCACGGCGGGATACAGAACGTCCACCCGATTCGGGTTGGCCTGGTTCTGCTCCACCACCAGGCCCTGGGCGAACACTTCAGCGCCCTGCACCCAACCTGAGTCGTCCTGCATCGCCTGGTAGTCGGCAATCAGGTCAGCCCGAATTGTGTTGGGGGTCACGATGTTCGATCCGGGCGCCGGCCGGGTGCTGTTGGCCGCCAGCTTCTTCCGGGCATACTTTGTGGTCACCACCGACTTCAGACGGCGCAGGACCGACATCAGGGTGTTCATCGTTTCGACCTCGAGATAGCTGTTGTCCGGCTGGCCGAAGCTGTTCAGCTGGTAGGTCGTGATCAGGTTTTCGATGGCCACCGTGCCATCGTCTGCGACGGTGAAGGTGCTGATGCCCGTATACAGCAACGTGTTGCGGTCCGTCAGTTGGAATCGGGACTCCACCGGTGGCGGCAGGAAACTGGCCAATGCCACCGTCTGCATCGGCTGGGCCGGATCGGCGCGGCACGACACCGCGGCGGCGGCCGTCAGGTCGGCTGCAAGGATCCACGCTGGCGTGGGTGAATCGTTGAAGCCCATGATGGACACGTGTTCGTCATTGCGCGCGGCGCCGAAGGTTTGGCAAGCCGCCAACGTGCCGCGGAACGCCCCATAGGCATGGCCGTACAGCTGCTGCGACCAGCTCCAGCGGCCGGTGACCGTCGACAGCAACGCCTTGACCGCATTCAGCGACGTGGCGTCGGTGTACGGCATGGCGATGAAGTCGAACGTCATGTCGCCCAGGTTCGCCAGTGCCGTGGTCAACCCGGGGTTGACCAGGCCGCCGGCCATCGGCGTGATAGAGACGGTCAGGCCCGCCGGCAGCGCTTCGCCGTTCAGCGCGCCGTAGTAGTTCAGGCGGATGTCGATGTCGTTGCCCGCCAAGCCCTTGTTCTTGGCCGTCAGGTTGACCTTCGACGTCGTCGTGGCGTCCACCTCGGCGGTGACCGGCAGATCCGGCAGCGCGTTGATTTGAGCAGCCAGCGCCGTAGCCAGGTTATCCGCGGTCATGGTGGGCGTGCACACCAGCGATACAACCGGCGAGCCGGCGAAGGCTGCGATGTACAGCGACAGCACGCCGGTGGCGGTGGCGGCGGCCGTGAAATTGATTGAGCCCTTCGCGGCCACGGCGCTGCCGTCATCGGCCAGTGGTAGGTACCAGACCTCGCCGAAACTGTCCCGGGCGCGGTACGCCTGCGTCATCAGCGCCAGCATGGAGCCCTGGCCGCCGACGGTCTTGGCTTCGTTGGCGCCCTGGGAAATGACCGGCTTGCCAGGCACGGCCGTCCCATCGGAGGTGATCTGCCCGATGATCAAGGCCCGCTGGTTGATCTGTCCTGTGTTGGCTCGGCTGGGATCGATGTCCGCGTAGAAGAGCGGCACCCGGATGTTCTGCGGGATGTTGGGAAACTGGATTGCCATTTACTTGCCCCCTTTGTCGTTCGAGGCGGCCGGCGCCTGCACGGCGGCGGGCTTGTTGGTCGGCGTGGCGCCAGGCGGGGTGGCCAGCACGACGTCCTTGTCGCGGAGGCGGCGCGCCCAGTAGAAATCCTGGGGATCCACCTCCATGCCCTCATCGGGCATGAATTGCTTACGCACCGGGTCGAAAACGCTAAGCCCGGCGGCGGGTTTGATGTACATGCGGTGCTCCTATTGGGGCAGGTCGATGGTCAGGCCGGGGACGGTGGTGCCGTCGGGCTCCTGGATACGGACGTCCACGCCGGTCAGCGGAACGGTGGGCACGGGGAAGAAGTCTTCGGGGCCTTGGACGAACTCCAGGCCCAGCTCGACGGTGATCGAGCCCAGGTGATCGCCGGCTTCGTCGGGGCCGGCTTCGATCCGCGTGCGAAAGAACGAGAACTGATTCAGCTCGGCCATCAGTGGCGGGTAGTTGATGACCGCGGCTTTGATCTGGTCGCGCAGGGCTTCCAGCGCCACCTGCAGCGCCGCGGCGCCAGCGTCGTTCGGTTCGGCGACATGCGTCGCGCGGCCCTGCACGAGCAGCGTCGACGTGACCGTGAACGCCGGCGCGCCATTGCGGCCGAACGATTCCCCGCTCTCGTCGTTCGTCCGGATGAACAGGACGGGATACTCTCCGTCCCAGCTCGCCTGGTCGCGCGGCGAATAGACGCGCGCGCCCGCGTCCGTGGTGCCCGTCAGTGCCTCGACGGCGAGCGCGCGCAACTGGTTGGTGGTTGTCATGACGCCTTCTTCAGCTCGATGTGGACCCAGCCGATACCGGTGGGCTTCTGGTCGAACACCAGATAGGTGCTGCCGGTCTTGACGCGCGTGATGCGGTCGTCCTTGGCGATCGCCGCGGGCAGGTCCGCCAGCCGCACGCCGACGCTGGGCGCCGTCGTGGTCCAGCCAATGCCGCCCCCCCCGTTCTGGAAAGGCATCTTGTAGGCGTCGGTGAAGACGCCCGTGATGGGCTTCGCCGGGCCGCCCGCGGCGGGCTGGTAGACCAGGTCTTCGCCGAAGGCCCCGTTGATGGCGACGTTGACCAGGTCGAAGTCCACCATGTCACACCTTCCGGATCCGTGGGCCGGTCACGGATCCGAAGCCGGGCCCATCCGCCAGCGGGATGACCGGCGCCTTCGGATCCACGAGAAAGCCGATACCGCGCAGCCGTTTGACGTCCTCGGCCGGCAGTTCGATTTCCGCACCGGCCTGCCGGCGCTTGCCGTCCATATCGAGAACGGTGCGCCCGCGCGCGACGGTCGCCTTCACCAGACGCCCGGACGGCGCCTTGGTGGCCGGGGTGGTGGGCGCCGTCATCAGTCGACCACCGGATCGCAGACGTTGGCCGAGAAGCAGGCGTTCACCCGGCTCGGGATGACGATCGGCGAGGACTGCATCATCAGAAAGCGCTGCGCCGGATCTTCCTGCACCCAGGTCTTGGGGGCGAACGGCAGCGCCTCATAGTTGAACGCCGGATCCAGGATCTGCCCGAACGCACGGGTACCTTGGAGGTTGGGTCCGGACATGATCACGTCGCCATCGACCAGCATGGGGCGCTCGACGTTGTCTTCGTCCACGAACCAATCGTTGTAGACCCACAGGTCATACTGACCCCAGCGGCCCTTGTAGACGGCGCCTTGCTCGATCTGCGCGCCGGGGTTGATCACGTTCCCCAGCGACGCGAGCGCCGGGAAGTAGATCGCGCCTTTGAGCTTTTCGTCCGCGATAAAGCCGCTCCAGGCGCTGGTCGTGAAGACGATATCCGTCACCTTGGCGCCGGACTTCTTCAGGATCGCGTGCTGCCAGGCCTCGATGTCGGCAGCTGGCGTGGCGGTGCCGGCGGACACGTTGGCGGGCGTCCACTGGCGGCCAGCCGTCAGGGCCACGGTCAGGTCGGGATCGCGGCCGAAGTCCACCACTACCGTCTCGAAGCCTTCGCCCTCGATGGTGACCGAGCCGCTGCGCAGCGCCGATGCCGCCATCCATTCCAGCCGGCGATTCAGGATGTCGATCTGGTCGGTCATCTCGAATTCGAGGTTCGCCATTTCGCGCTCGATGCCCTTCAGCTCGCCGCCGATGCGTTCGCCGATCATGCGGCGCACGGGCTTGCGCAGGTCCGGCGCGCGCTTGTCCTTGATGTAGGCCGGCTTGAAGGTGTTGGTCTGGATGCGGCGCTGTTCGACCAACTTGCCTTCGACCAGCGGGGAGACGAACGGGGCCATCCGGCGCTTGCCGATGTCCACGTCGATCGATACGAATTCCGAGTCCGCGGTGACAATGTTCGTGAAGAACTTGTCCAGCAGGAAAGACTGCGCCACCTTCAGGTTCGGAACGACCTGAATCAGCGTATTGGTGTCATAAACGAGGGACATTCCTCATCTCCATGGGATGTAACGCGAAGGCCCATAAAAAACCCCGCCGAATCGGGGTCTTTGGTGAGCGGTCAGGTACGGTTAGGTGGGATCCGCGGCGGAGACCGAGGACTTGACGAAAATCGTGTTGGCGCGCAGCGCGGGCGTCAACGTGGCGATGGTCCAGGAAGCGTCGTAATGCAGCGCACGCGCATTCACCTCCACCATCACGTATGCGCCGGCAGTCACCGGGCCGGCCGTGGCATCAGCATCGTCGGCCAGGATCGCGCTGGGCGTTTGGCTGCCGTCACTGGCCGACTTGACCGACAGGACGAACTGGCCGATGGCGTCCACCACGTCAATCGTGAAGGTGTCGCCGGCGGCAAAGGCCGTTCCGCCCGCGGTGATCGTGAACCCCAGGCCGCCCTGCGAGTAGGCGGTGCCCACTGTGACGTTGGGCAGCGCGGTGCCATCGGGATCCACGGCGGTGAACGTCGTAGCGCCGGTGGCGGTCAGCACGTAGTTCCCCGCCTTGGCGGCGGCGCCCACGGTGATGGCGCCGAACGTGCCGTTGCCGGTGTTGTCCTCGCCGGCCGTGGCGATCGCGTTGTTGGTGCTGACCATGCCAAGCACCGAGCCCCGCGGCAGTTTGCCGGAAGCAAGGATGATCGGCTGGGAAACGATCTTCAGGTTGCCCGCGATCAGTTGATCGGGGATATAGGTCTCGGCAGTGATGCCAGGCTGTTGGGGGTTATCCCCGATCGTGTTGACGGAAAGCGTCATGTGAATTGCTCCTTGCGGATTGGGGAAGGGTTAGACCGGCTCGCCGCGGCGCTTCTTGCCCGCCAACACGATCTGGTCAGCCACGCTCATCTGCCCGCCCGCGCCGCCCGCGCCAGGGTTCGGCGTCCGGGTGGCCGCCATGCGTTCGGCCAGGCCGGGCTTGCGCGCGCCCGGGGCGTCGGCACGGCCAGCGTCCAGGGCAGCGATCGCAGACTGCGCCGACATCGAGGTGTCGAAAGCGAAGACGCCCGCCTGGCGCACGGCGCCGACCTTGATGCCGTGGGCGATGATGCGAGCGCAGCGCGAGCGCTCCTGGGCGCGTGCCGCCTTCGCATCGTCGTCCTCTTCGTCATCGTCGTCGTCATCCTCGGCGGCGGCGTCCTTCTCCGGTTTGTCGTCCTCGGCGCGGCGCGCTTCGTCGTCGTCCATTTCTTCCATGCGCTTGGCATAGTCCTCGTCGGACTCGTCCGGGCGCTGCTTGCGCTCGTCGTCATCGGCCGGCGCATCTTCGGCGCGCGCGCGGCCGAGACCCAGCAGGGAGGCGAACGGCGCGACCAGGGATTTCTTGCTCATAGGGGTACTCTCACAGGTTGGTTGAATCGGCCAGCTCGTCCAGCAGGGCCATGAATGCGGCGTCGGGCGCCATGACAGCGTCCGCCAGGCCGCGGCTGACGCCGGCCGCCCCCATAAAGCAAGCGGCCTGTGTATCGCGGACAGCTTCGGCCGCGATATTCCGGTTACGGGCGACGGTGTTCACGAACAGCTCGCCCATGGTGTCGATGTCCTGCTGCGCGGACGCTAGGGCCTCCGGCGACAGGGGGATTTCGGGGTGGAAGTCGGCTTTGCGATCGCCGTAGGTGATGAAGGTGACCGCCACGCCCGCCTTCTCCAGGGCCTGGGACCAATCGACGTGCATCATGATCACGCCGATGGAGCCGACGCCGCCGGTGCGCGGCACGATCACGCGGTCGGCGGCGCTGGCAATCGCGTAGCCGGCCGAATAGGCCGATTCGGTCAGGATCGACCAGATCGGCTTGTCGCCGCGCAGCCCGTAGATGGTGTCGACGAGGTCGAAGCATCCGGACACCTCGCCGCCGGGGGAATCCACGTCGAGCACGATGGCCTTTACCGCCGGGTCGGCATGCGCGCACAGGATGGCCTGGCGCAGCCCGTCGTAGCCGGTCATGCCGGAATAAGGCCGCAGCGTGCCCAGCTTCTGCACGAGTGTGCCGCGAACCTGGATCAACGCGATGGGCGTGTCGCCCACCATGTCGTAGCCCGAATCACGAATGGTCGGCCCTGGACTGGAGAAATCGTCATCCCAGTCGTCGTAGGCCATGGGCCTGGGCATCGCGCCGTCCAGGCGGCCAATCTTGCTGATGCCAAGCCGCTCCGCCAGCGCGGCCATGATGACCTCGGCCTTTTCCTGGCGAATGGCCAGGGGCGTGTTGAACAGGCGCTGGGCCAGATGTGCGAACCGCATTATTGTTCCTCTGGAGCCTTACTGGCTTCCTTGGCATCGGCGCCTTGCAGCGCCGCTGGAATGGGCAGCCCCAGCCGCAGATACCGCTCGCGCTCGATCGCCCGGCGGTCGGCCACGTCGCGCCAGTCGGTACCGGAGATCTCCGCGCACTCGTCCTCGAGCGACGACATGCCGCCATCGATGCCAAGGATGGCGCCCTGCCGTTCCTTGACGATGTCCACCAGGCCGCGACCAGGGCCCATCCACTTGGCCCGCGAATACGCGAATCGGGCTTCAACGAAGTCCGGCGCGCCGGCGGGCATGGGATAGTCGTCCACATCCATGGACTCTTCCAGCCAGGCCCCGTAAACCGGTTGCGCCTGGCCAGCAGCGAAGCCGGCGCGACGGCGGGCGAACGTCTTCCAGGCCTCGATCATCGCGGACCGGTAGGCGCTGTAATTGACCTCGGACCAGTTCTGGCTGATCTGTTGGGCCGCCAGCCCGGTCGCAGCCGAGAAATTGCGCAGCATCGCGCTTTCGAACGCCGGGAAATTCCCGCTGGGCCGGCTGGGCGCTACCGTACCGATGGTTTCGCCGGGGTACAGCTGCGTCATGCCGGCGTCACCCAGGCGAATGCGCCGGTCTTCGTGATATGCCGCGCGCTCGCGCTGGTAGGCGCTGACCTTGTCGGTCCCAGCCAAGGCTTCTTCGACCAGGTCCGGATCGAATGGACTCTGGATGTAGGCGGCAAAAAACGCGTTGATGATCGCCGCGTCCAGCTCGGTGCTGTCGTACTTGATCAGCATCTTGAAGCGCTGGAGCACCGGCGTCAGGAACCCGATACCGCGGTGCTGCGAGGCCCGATCGTGGTCGAAGTGGTGGACGATGATCGGGCGCCCCCACTCGGTTTCCCGGGCGATTCGGTCCCACTGGACGGACTTCGCGGCACTGAACCAATCGCCCTGGTGGGCGCGGCGGATGTTGTAGGCCACGGCCACGCCGAATTCATCGACCTCTACGCCGCCGCGCATGGCCTGCTGGTCGAACTGCAATTGCGGGTTCGACAGCCGGTCGGGATCCAGCACCTGCAGCGCCGTCGCGTACTGGGCACGGCCCAGGCCCAGTCGTTGCGGCAGCCAGTGCAGCATGCTCAGAGAATCGCCGTCGATCAGCTGGTGCCGAAACGCCAACTGCATCATCTGCGGGAAGTTCAGCGCCCGCTCCGAATCGCAATAAAAGCCCGGGTCATGCGCCCAGCTGCGCCAGTTCGCCTCGATTGCCTGACCAAATTCGTCCGCCCAGACGTGGTCGAAAGCCTTGATGCCCGTGTGGGCCTGAAGCCAGCGATAGTCCGGCTTTGCAATCGGGCGGAAATCCGGCCCGATGACGTTGTCGACCGTGCGCATGACCGCCGCGGTTGCCCAGCCGTCATTGCGGATCAAGTCACGCGTGCGCGCCGCCAGGCGGTCGCGGTACATGTTGATCTCGCCGTCCGGAGACCACAGGAACGGACTCCAATCGCGGACATGACCGCCGTTCAGGTCCGCGGCATCATAGGGCGCGTTGCTACCCGGCGCCAGCATGGACGCGCGGCTACGGCGCGGCGGGATCGGCCGCCCGTGCCGATCGAGAAGGGTTACGGGATCTTTCATCAGCGCATCACAAATTTGATCTGGCGGCGCGCCCGGCAGGCAATGCCGAGCTTCTGCTGCAAAAGAGCGATATCGCCCTGGAGGCGCGTCAGGTCGGCCGCCCGGAAGGTGACCGACTTCGAACCATCGGATTGCGCATAGCTGGCCTGGGCCACCTGCTTGCCGTCCATCAAATCGAAATAGGCTTGCCGAAGGGCGGCCAGGCGCGCTTGCAGGTCTTCCCTGCTCATTCCGTCGTAAACGCTCATGGCGTACCTCTATGCAAGTTTGCTGACGCGCGATCGCGTACTGGCGCTGCCGACTACCTTGATGCTTGGGCCGCGCGGCGCGGCGGCGACTACCTCGGCGGCAGGCGTCTCAGGCGCCGCGGGCTCCGGCGCCGCATACGGCATGACGGTGTGCGCGGCACTCACCTCGTCCGCCAGCTTGTTCAGCTGCAGGCCCAGGTGCTGCAAGCCGCACAGCGCCGCGTAGCCGTACACCCGGCAGTCCAGCGCCTCGTTGGCGCGGCCGGGCGGCAGCACCCAGATGCTGAACTTCTGCGCATTGGCGATCTTGATCTGCTTGCGCTCGGAGGTGAGCTGCGAGAAATAGTGCAGATCGCGGTCGACCGGAAAGTGCATATAGCCCGGGCCGGGCGTGGCCTTGTGCAGGCGGTCGCGGATCACGTCCTTGGCGGCATTCACGCCCAGCACCACCGGGCGGAATGTCGCCTTGGTGCGGCGGCTCGGCTTCTTAGTCGGCCATACCGGGTTGCGGCGCAGGCCCACCACAGATTCGCCTTTGACGGCCCACACGCGCCGGCCCAACCGGGCCTTCGAAAAGTCGTAGACCTTCTGCGTGTGGTGGCCACCGGAGTCGATACACACCGCCTCGGCCACGAACTCGCGGCCGTCAGCCCGGCGCCAGCGGCGCTGCAGCAGCGCGTCCAGCTGGTTCCAGGGGTCCGGCGTTTCCATGTCGCCCTCGATGACCTCGTGCGCGATCGACCAGCTTTCCTCGTTTCGGCCCCAGCCGATCACCTCGACCTCGAAGCGATAGTCCTGAGTGTCGACGCCGACGGTGATCAGCGCCACGCCCGCGGGGACCTCCGCCGGCCATACCTCGCAGCGCTCGAGCAGCCGGTCTTCCTTCAATGCGCGATCGCCGCGGTCCTCATACGTCTCGCCCACCACCAGGTTGATGAAGGTCTGCCGCATGAGCGGGTCGTCCTTCACCTCCAGCCATTCGGCAACCAGGTTGCGCCACGACGCATTGGTGAACAGGCTGTAGCCGGCCCAGATGTGGAAGCCGGCGTGGCCGGCGAAGGGCTTCTGCGCGCGCCATTCGCCGCGCGCCACCATGTCGGGCTTGTCGATGTCGTGGATCACGCAGCCGTTGTGCCGGCACACGTAATACACGGTGTCGGGCAGGCCGTTGCCGTCGGCGTCCTTCTCCCACTTCATGCCGTAGGGCGTGTCGGGCCCGCCCCACTCCAGCACCTGGAACTCGCCGCAATGCGGGCACGGAACGAAGTACTTCCGCTGATCGCTATTCGCGTAGCTTTTCTCGATCCGGCTTTCGCCCTTCACCGTGGGCGTGCTGCCCAGGACGATTTTGCGGTTCCAGAACGACTCGCTGCGCTTGATGCCCAGCTTGATCTGGTCGCCTTCCTTGCCGGCGCCCATGACCGGATAGCCGTCCACCTCATCGAACAGCACGATGCGGGACGTGATACGCCGGAAGCCGCCGGGGCTGTTCGCGCCCACGAACGACATGGAGGCGCCGTTGCGAAAGATCCGCTTCTGGATCTTCTGCTTCGAGTCCTTCTTCTTCAGGTCGCCGACGATCTCGACCAGCACCGGCGTATCGCGCAGCATCGGCTCGATTTCGGTCGTGCTGTAGTCCTCGGCATCCTCGACGCGGGGCTGCACGACCAGGATGGGCGACGGATCCTGGTGGATGTAGTAGCCGGCGACGTGGTCCAGGATCTTGGTGTAGCCGACCCGGGCCGACTTCTGCACGGTCACCATCTCGACCGTCGGGTCGGTGATGGCGTCCATGATCCCGTTCTGATACGGGAAGGCGTGAAAGCGGCCGGTCTGGGCGCTCGTCTCGCGCGAAAGCACGGCGTACTTCTCGGCCCACTGGCTGAGCGTCAGCCGCGGCGGCGGCTGGATGTTCCGCCGGCGCGCCATCTGCAGCTGCGCGCGCAGCGCCGAATACCCGGTGGCATAGCGCCGCGCGTCAGGCGGTGCGCTGTTCTCCATCTCGGGTTAACTCCTCCAGGGCTTCGACAATCACGGAATGCAGGGCGTCCTGCACCTCCTGCACCGTCCGCAGCCGCTGGATCCGCGGCGCATGCTCGGAAGGGATGGCCAGCAGCCGGGTGCGCACCTTGGCGTATTCCTCCGCCACGGCCTGGCTGACGTCCGCCACCGCCACCACCAGACCGGCGGCCTGGTCGTAGTCCAACTGGGCCTGCAGCGCCAGGTAGTTCTCCTTGACGCGCTTGGCCTCGTCCATGCCCATGTCGGCGCCGAGCGCCAACAGGATCCGCTCGGCGGCCTGGCCGGCGGTCTCGCCATCGCCGATGGTTACCTCGGCATCCTTGTGGGTAACAGCGCGCCGGCGGCGGCTGGGCTTGTTACCCTGGCTGTTACCCTGGGCCGCCTGGGTAACAGAATCGGCGCCCGCGACTCGGTACTTTTTCAGCAGCGCATTCGAGGCGTCGACATCCACCTGATCGCCCGCAAACACAAGCCAGCCGCGCTCTTTCCACTTCGTGACCGTTTTCCGACTGACGCCGTGGAGGGCTGCAAACTCGCTCTGTTTCATGGCTGCGGTTGTTACCCTGTTACCCAAATTTGAAAAGTCTGCACCTAGACAAACATCGCGGCGCGCAATGCCCGTGTAGCTCGACCCTCCAGAGGGGACCCATTGACCTAGAGGGGGGAGGGCCTACCCCTACGGACCGCACCACCCCGGCGCATCACGCCGGCGTCGACTCGAGCTGGCGCGTCTTCTCGACGTAGCCCAGCAGGATGTCGACCAGGCCGTCGACCTGCTCATCGAGGGGCCGGCTGCGTTCCTCCTCGTCCGACGCGAAGGCGCTGCGATTTGCACGCACGTCCGACTCCCAAGCGAGATAGGCAGCGCGCAGCTGCGCCACGGTGATGCTGGTGACTTCGGTCATAGGGTTTCTCACTTTGCGGTCTTCAGCGCCTGATCCAGCGCGGCCTGGAAATCACCAGGGAAGTATCGGTCTACGATCTCGCGGGCCGTCGAGCCGAAGTTCAGTTGCTTGTTTACAGGGAGCGCGTCACCGAAGCGAATCAGCAGCTTCAGGCGCCCCCGCGGGCTTTGTTGGGCCAGGGTTGCCTTGTTGACGCCGCGGCGGCCGGCGGCCTTGCCGGCGCCACGCCCGCGCTTCGGCGCGACACGCTGCCATACACCATTCACCGACTGGCCGCCGCGCGTGCGGATCGCACCGACAAAGACGTCCGGCCGGGCCTTCAAGCGTCCGAGCGTTGCACGTGGCAGCTGGCCGTAGGAATTCAGCCTGATGTCCTTCGGATTGAGCAGCGCCCGGCTGTTCAGCTTGTGGACGCCGCCATCCTCGTAGGGCTGAAGGTAAGCCGCGGCGATCTTCTTCACGTAGATCGTGGCGACGGGCGCCGACTTGCGCGCCTTGCTCAAGCCCACCGATTTCTGGGTGAACGGCGTCGGGTTCTTGAAGGTGGACTTGATGTTGTCCGTCTCCGCGACCTGCACGCGCACAGCAGTGGCATTGATGCCCTGCGCCAACACGAAAGGCAACTGGCGCGCCGTGAAGGCGTCGATGCGGCGCAGGACGTCCTTCATGTTGGACGTGATCTTTATGTCGAGCATATGCCTTCTCACACACACGCACATTGTTACGGTGCGCGGCACCACAGCGCGCGATCCTCAGAAAAATATGTTAAATACGCTGTGTATACACATCAAAGTAATCACGACACCAAAATCAATAATGAGCGATCACCCAGAGCCTATTTTGTTTGCGCATGCAGACGAGTTCCGGAGCAGGTCGGCCTACGTCTCAAAACTGGACTGCGCTAGCAGCGAGCTGAGTCACCTCGTTGGCAAGTACGACTTCCCAAAAGATCGATACATCGAATGTGGGCTCAACGGATGTACCACACTTCACGGCCAAGGTTTCGTCTACGCAAAGGTCACTGGTGAAGAATCCCATTGCGGCATCGACTGCGGTCGCCGGGAATTCGACCTGAAGTGGAAGGAAGTTTTTGCCCGTTTCCGAGCTGCCGAGAAGGTAAGCAACACACGAAAGTTCCTCCAAGGAATTCAGGCGGAGGCGACCGAAATCTTGAGCTATGCGAACGAGTATGCCGAAGACGCTTCGCGCGCTAACGCCTTGTTGTCGGATCTCCTCACACGTTTTTTCACTCCTGCACCAGACCTGCTACGCCAACTGCTCGCATGTGCAAAAAACGGAGGAAAAATTCAAGTCGTCAACTACAGTGCTAAGCGGCTGCGCAAGGATCTAGGACATAGAGGTAGAGGGGCGGACTTCGAAACTATCGGGACCTTGCGAGGAACTGCGTCATTACTAAACCGAACAACAGTAATCGACAATATGGTTCGTGCGGTCAAGCCAACACGTGTGCTTATGACATTGGATATAGAGACCTTGACGAGCGAGGAGTTGGCTTACCATTCCAAGAAATTCCAAGAAGCTCGGGAGGCCTTGCATGCGGCAGGCTTATTCATCCAGGACGCACGCCGGTTTCTACGCCAAGACAATCTCCTGGAAATGAAAAAGCTGCGGCGACTTTTCCCTTCCACGCAAGGTGGACAAGTTGCCAAGATGCTGGACGCCTTTGATCAATACTGTCAGAACGCGCCCGTGGACCCCGTCAAGCAACTGCAGCGTAAACTTTGACGTTTGAGATACTATCGAGTCGCACCTGTGCGTCCAAGACATCTCGGGCCCACGTCATGGCTCGCACAACGTGCATCCTGCACGTCGGCAGATCGCAGAACTCGAAGTCCTTAGCGACGATCATTACTTCACCGCTAGGCAGTTGGCTTATCTCAAGACAGCCGATCTTGCTCATAGAGGCGTAGCTCGCATCCGCAGGACTCAGTGGGACAGCCTTCGACATAGATCTTCTCTCATCACAGACGCTTCAATCTTCGACGTCGCGCTAATGCTCAGATTGACGCCAATGTTGTCGATATGCACGCGCCCCTGCCGCCGTTTTCCCGAAAGGAGGAACGGGGTGGCGTCACATGGCGCGCTGCCGGGGTTATTGCGGACACTCGCCGGCTGGTCCGGGCAGCGGCGCGGGAGGTAGCCTGTGACCCGTGCGGTCGAAGCGGCCGATTCGCGCCATCGCTGCGCTGAAAAGGATGGTCTACATGGCGATCACCATCGAGCGGATACGAAAAAAGCCCCGGCGATTTCTCGCTCGGGGCTTTGCACAGACACTTTTGACCAGTGACTGAAGTGCACGGATTTTGCGGTTTTTTTTCGCACCCGTCAAGCTGTCGCTTGCTCGAGTTCTCCTACGATGCCAGCATCCCGCAATAGCGCATCGATACGCTCCATTGCCCGCGCCTCCTCTCCTTTGGTACCCGCATCGAACTGGCCGCGCCCCTTCTTCACCAAACGCGAGCCCCGAAGCCAGATGGTTATCTTGCCGTTTTGGTCTGTGACCGTCCGGTCGCTGATACCGGCCTTCGCCGCCAGATCGCCGAGCGTGATCTTCTGCCCGAAGTAGCGTGCCACTATCCCATCGCGGACCGTGCGATGGATCAGGTGCCCGGAAAGTACGCCGCTGCGCTGCGCCGCATCAGACACGTGTCGAATCGCCTCAAGCCACTCAAGCGACGGGACGTCCTGACCACAATGGGGACAATGACTGGTGCGAGGCAGAAATTTTGCGAGAACAATGTGCTGGTGCAGCTTGTCTAGCCGTTGGACCTCCCTGAGGATGAATCCTGCTTGCGCTGCGCCATCAAGCCCGGCAAGCCCCTTTCCGCTCAGCTTTACCTTGTCTGCCATCTTCAGCATGCTGGGACGATCCAGCGAACCGCGGGAAAAGTTGTGCGCAAAGTTCAGCGCCTGATGCGCTTCCCTGAATATCGGTTCATTCACTGTGTCTCTCCCCAAAGGACTGGCTTTTCATCGTCGTCGGCAGGCCATGGCATGCCGCGCGCTAGGCACGCCCGCTTCAGCATGTTGAGCGCGGCAGGCCCATTCAAACGCTCGTAGGCATCGACGAACGTTCGAAGCTGCGTCCTGCGCAAGCCGTGGCACGCCAGCAGTGCGGTAGCGACATCCCGCTCAATGTCCATCAAATCACCCCTGGCGAATACACCGTGGCACGTGCAAACGGCCCTATGAGGCTGATAGCCTCACCGTTTCGCACTGCACCCTCGTGAAACCTAAATAGACGCCAGCCTTGCGCCGCCGCGGCGTTGTATTTCTCAAGGTTTTTCACGTAGCCGGCGCCGCGGGTGTGGCCGCCGTTGGTCCATACACCGCCCTCTATTTCTACTGCCAAGCGCAGTTCTGGCCATGCGAAATCGAAGCGCCAGCGACGGCCCTCCATGAACTGGTATTCGCGCGTCACCGGAGCAAGGCCAGCGTGGGCGATCTGCTTGGCGAACATCTCCTCCAGCGCGCTGGGGCCAACCCTGCGGCGGACTGGGTTTTTTGGCTTCGCTGGCATTGACAGCCGTTTGGCGGCTATGCCGCGCGCAGCAGTCTGCTGGGTCGATATCCTGATCAAGCCGTTCTCCTGAAGCTTTCCCAATCGAAGGCGACTGCCCTGCCACCGCCCTCTCGCAACCGATCCATGACCCTGTCCGTCAGGAACTCCTTGAGGGGTTCCAAAGCTAGGTTGCTGATCACGATGGTGGGCTTCATCTCGTTGTAGCGACCATTGACTATCGAGAACAGAATGATCTTCTCGGTCTCACTGCCCCGCTGCACACCAACTTCGTCCAGGACAAGCAGATCCGGAGAAACGAACGTCTCGATGACCTTTGCCTCCGTGGCAGTGCTCTCCTTGCGGTACGTTTCCTTGACCGCCAGCACGGCGTCTTGGAAGACCGTATAGCGCGCTGTGTAGCCGATCGCCATAACTTGGTGAGCAATGCCTAGGGCAAGGTGCGTCTTACCGGTGCCCACATCTCCGGACAAGATCAGACTGCGCCCCGTCGCGCGGGCAGTCCTGAAATCTCCGGCGTAGGCCTCGGCCACCGCCAACGCTCGCCCAGCACCATCGTTGACAGCTTGGAATGTCGCTAACCGTCGATTGGCGAACCGGGGCGGAACGCCGGCCCTGCGCAGCAGAGCAGCTTCAGCCGCCGCCTGCTCCTGCTTGGCCACCTCCTCGCGAAGCAGATTCGGCGTGCAATTGGGACATCCGGTCCAGCCCGACCGGAGAACCATCGCCAGGTATGCGCCGTGGGTCGGGCACTCCCGCGTTTCGGTCACCAGGCTAGAACCGACCATCTTCTTTAATCCCGGCGCGATAGTCCTGCTGGCTGAAATTTCCATGCTTGTTGACTCCAGGTGTCGATTGGTGCGCGGACTGGTCAGGCTTGAGCGGGAAGAGTCCAGACCAACCATGCAGCACAGCCGCCTCGATCACCGCAGTCGGATCATGCCCCTCGGATCGAAGCTTCTCCAGACGGCGTATCGCAAGCCGTTGGGCGTCATCGGTCCAGCCCTTGCCCTTCTTCTGCCTGAAGCGGTGGTACATGTCCCAAGCAGGGGCCGGAAGCCAGTCCGGCAGACCATCAGACGGCGCGGCAGCGCCTTTGATGGTTCCTTGACGGTTAGATTGACGGTTAAGTGAAGGTTTGGGTGCACCTGCTGCACCCCCGGGGTGCACGTCGTGCGGGGGTGGGGGTGCATCTCCTGCGGGGGCGGGGTGCATTTCCTGCGGGGGTGCATTTCCTGCGGAGGGTGCAGCATTTGCGGGGGGTGCATCTGCTGCGGGGGGTGCGCTTGGTGCGGGGGGTGCGCGCCGTGCGGGGGTGCGCCTGCTGCGGGGGTGTTCCATCTCCGACGTCCCGCTGGCGCCGCCACCGCCCGCGCCAGCGATCGACAGCAAATAGACCGTGCTTGTACCGAGCCGGGCCATAGACTTCACATACCCCAGATCCCTCAGCGATCGCACGGCCGACTGCACCGCGCGTTCGGACAGGCAGGTACGGTGCACGATAGTTGCAATCGAGGGGTAGCACTCGCCCTGGTCGTTCGCATTGTCGGCAAGCGACAGAAGCACCAGTTTCTGCGTGCTCGATAGACCCTGGAGCTTCCAAGCCTCAGTCATCAGGGCAATGCTCATGTCAAAGCATCCGCCCAGAACGATAGCTGGTAGCCGCTCCCGCATATCGTTGGAGCCGTGCGCGCCGAGCCCGTGGATCTGCGTTCACGTGGCGATATAGGTCAATGTCGTTCTGGTTCTCAACGCGGACCACTAAGCCGGCCTGCATCATTTCGTCAATAAGCTTCGCTGCAGCCTGCTTGCGGAGCGTCGTGAACTGCGGCCCACGGAGGCGCATGCCCTGAGGAATCCAGATCAGATTCACGATCGTGGTCATTGAGAATTGTGCGTAATCGACCATATGTTGGCGTGCCGCGTACAGGCTGCTTTCGGGCAAATCGAACCCAGCGACTTTCATATCATTCCTCCCGATCGATCCCGGCCGCCAGCAGCGCCCCGCTGGGCACGACACAGGCCAGGTTTATGAGCAGCGATACGCACACCTGCAGCAGGTACTGCTGGGTCCCGTACCGCGCTTCGAATCTCGTCTTCCAGGGATGCACGGCTATCCGGCGCCCACCCCGGTCTTGATGGTGTCCACCACATAGAGGCAGCACCAACCACTGCGCCATCGGCTTCGTCCGGCCGTCGATGTGGTGGACACTGCAATAGGAATTCATCGTTCCGTCCAGCAGGCACGCGATACAACCTACGCGGCTGCACAGCATGTCGTGGAAGCGCTTCTGCTCCACGGTCGGCGGGTTCCCCTTCATTTGGGTGTCCCGGCCACAAAACCGAGAAGGAAGGTCAGCACCACAGCCAGCACCGTTGCACCAATGCCATTGAGGTCGCCGCCCATTGCCGCCACGATCCGGGCGACGACCGCCACCCAGAAAAAGAAACACAGCAGCAGCCCGATGACCAGCCACACGGCCCTACCCATGGTGACGCTCCTTCCAGGCCAAATACGGCCTGCGAACCTTTTCGTGGAAAGCCACCGCGGCTTCGGCATCATGGTCGAGCCGTGCGCGGCTATTTACGCCACATCGGTCGCGCACGAATTCCGCAGCGTGTTGCCGCGGGTGCACACCTTCCGAGCCTTCGCCGTGGCGGGCAGCGACGAACCGTTGGAAATCGGCGGCGTTGCAAAGCTGCCCCGCCAAGCGGGCGAGTTCGCCGCCCTTCTCCGCCGCCGCGCCAGCGCGCGCGCGGACCGGGCGGCCGCCGGCCCCGCGCGCGAGGGAATCACATCCCGAACGATTCTCCGAGGTTTTGTTACCAGCGCGGTCGAGGATCCCCATGTTCGGTCCTGGGGCGGCTCAGCGTACGGTGGAACCGCACTGGCCCATGCTGGCACGAGCGCAGTAGCAGTTAGCTCCAATGGTGTTGCCGCGCGCCAGGTAGTCCATGTAGTCGATCGGCACGACGGAGACCCGCACGGCGCGGCACAGTGCATCCAGCTTGTCCAGCGTCACGCCAGCCTGGCCGCTTTGCACCTTCGAAAGCATTGTGGAATCCCAGCCCGTCGCATCGAGGATCGTCTGGCGTAGATCTTGGTCCGTCATGGACTGGCGCAACATGGTTTCGATGACACGGGGTCCGGAGACCGGGCGTTCAATGGGGTTCATAGGGATTCAATGTGATTCAGAAAGAACGGAATGCGCCGGAATGCCGCATCGCGCAAACTAGTCGCATGGGTAGACGAAACATATTGGGCGGCCAGCCCCAGCCGACTATGATCCGGCTTCTCACAGACCGAACCCAATCGAAAGGAACTGGCCATGAAAATTGCCGCGCTAGGCATGAGTTGGTACGCCCGTGAAAACTACGACAGGATCAAAGCCATCTCGGATGATCCCGAGAAGTTTCCCGACACCTTCGATGCGTGGCATCAACTCGCGCAGGCTGGTTTCGACAAGTTCACTCGACAGGGGCATCTTGTCGTCAAAGCTGATATCGACCCGGAGACGTTCCCGGAGTGGTGCCGCCAGCACGGGCATCGTGTCGATGCCGAGGGTCGCATGGCATTCGCGAACGCCGTCGCAGCTCAGGCGGTTCGGAAAATGCAGGCGCAGTGACATTCCGCTCATCGTGCGTCTCTGCTCAAACGTCGAACGGTCCGACCTGCACCAGCAGGCCGGCCGCCACAAGGTTTCCCGCTGGGATCGGTTCTGGCGTTACGCGGATTGGGCGGCTCAAGTCGCCACCCGCTTCGACGCGCATGACGACGGCGTGACCATCGGCCATCGCTTCCAGGTCGACATGGATCGTCATTCGGATCTTGTGGCTCACGCCCCATCCTCCCCTATGGGTGGCTTCCTCTCCAGCGATTCGATGACTGCTTGGCCTTGTCGCGTGAGGATGTCGGAAGCATCCACATTCGGAGGTGCAGGCACGCTCTCCGAATTGGCAGTCGGCGGCTCACTTGGAGTGGCTACGGACCCGGTCGCAGGAGGCTGGCCAACCGGGCGGTCCAGGCGAGCGAAATAATCGTGAATCCTTTCGACCGTCTGTATGCGGGGATTTTTAACCTCCCCGTACCGAATCTTCATGAGCGTGCTTTCCGGCACGCCGGACCCAGCCGCCACCGCAGGAATATCTGAATGCCGCGTCGCCCGCAAGCGCTCAAGGACCGCCTCGAAGAAATTGTTTTCGCTCATGGAGTGCATTCTCAACCCAAATATGGGTTGTCGTCAACCCACACATGGGGAGAGATTGTCGGCATAGTTCCAAATATGGGTGTATCCATAGATGAAATCCTCGCCGCAAACCTCACCGCCTTGATCACTAGGGAGGGTAGCCCCTTACCTTCCAATAAGGCCGTGGAGAAGAAATCAAAAGTTGGTCAGGCGACGATAGATAGGGCCCGGAAGTCGCAACCAGGGCTCAGCATTGGGAAACTCGAGGCGCTGGCTCGCGCGTTCGACCTTGAACCCTGGCAATTGCTCTACCCAGGCCTGGACCCCGTGGCACCGCCGCGCGTGGGAACGGCTCAGGAACCGGAGGGGCTCTGGCCTTTCCCGGGCACTTCGCCAGAAGAGTTCGAATTGATTCCGCCAGCAGAAAAGGAGGAGGTTTTGTCGCTGGTGAGGTCCAAGGTGGCCCGACACCGGCCACCGGCCTCGCCGCAAAGCCGCCCGCGGAAAAAGGCGTAGCGCCTCTCCCAATCAACTCCGAATGCCGCTCCTGTCACTGATAACGTGTCATGAGCCGCTGCTGTCGGCGCCCTGCGGGGTGCTAACTGTGGTCATAGGCTGCGGGCCTTTTTTTTCAGGTTCCAGTAACTGAATCTTTGAATTTACGACAGAAGGATGGAATGCCGATGGGATTCATGAACCGGATCTGTTTTTGGCTGCTTTTCGCCGTAGCATGCACTGTCGCTGCGCACGCAGCGCCCGCTGCTCCTGGCGGCGAATTGAGGGTCACCGCAGAGACCTTGTACCGGGCATATCACGCCAACGAGGTCGCGGCGAATCTCCAATACAAGGGCAAGAGCCTGAGAATCAGCGGCGTGGTGGAGTCGATAAACGTCGACTTCGAGGGTAGTCCCTATATCAAGCTTCGAGTCGGGCAGTTCAATTCGGTGAACCTTTTATTCGATCAAGACACTGCTGATCAACTTTCCAAAATACAAAAGGGTTACTTCGTTAACGACCAGACTTGCGTCGGAAAGGGGATGCATCTGGGCACACCGGTCGTGGATTGCCGCCTGATGACAATAGAAAAGACAGCGCCCATCAGCAATTCGCGTGTGGCAGACGCCGCCCGCCAGCCGGACGCCGAACCGACGCAAGGCCCCACGAAGGTGACCGCTGCTGATGGAACGTGCATTCAAACCACTATTATCAGCGTTGGCCACCGCTTACAGGGAAATGGTCCAGACGCTGCGACGTCCGGATCCGCAATTACGTTGTCCGGGGGCCTGTGGCTTGGGGACTACGCTGAGTCAGAGGTGATACATAGATCTAGGCCCGGGGATCAGGTCACGCTATGCCAACTGACCACCGAAACGGGCTGCCCTGCTGGGTCCGCCCCGACCCGCTCGTACCTCGTCCTCAATCCAAGGCTTTCCAGCTTCTGGGTGGGTGGTACATCCTCACACATGTGCTCAGGCGCCTAGGTCCCGCAACCCAGATTCCATGCAGCATGGCCGTATAGCAATCGCTATGCGGCATTTTTTTACCTCACAAAACCCAAATATGGGTTGACATACTCCACATACGGGTCGCACAATTCGTTTCATCAACCCAAATATGGGTTGTGAATTACCCCCGCAGTCCAGGCCCGAATGGGCAAGCCCGGACAGAGTGCATCGGTGGATCTACGGAAAGACCGACGGGAGGGCGCCAGCGATACCCCGTTCCTTAACCAGCGAAGACTCGATAAACAGCGCGCCCACGCTTCGGCGGAGGCCTGCGCGCCAGGACATCCCCCTGTGCCTGAAGCGAAAGAAAAGGGAAATCCGCCCTACCCGCCAGCTGGCCGCAGTGCCAGCGCATTGACGGCGCAGGCGGGAGGTATGCGCCCGAATTCCACCTGGGTGGCGCACAGGTAACCCGTGAGCGTGCGCGGCCGGCAACCAACGGCACAGCGGCGCCTGAAAGTGGACGACAGGCCGGAGCAGACGGCAGAAAAGGGCCTGGCAACAGGCCGCTTTGGTCGGCGCATTCGCAAGAGTGCTCCGACGGAAGCACCAGCGGTACCGCGGCGCCCGGCCGGCGCCACCTTTCTCTCCTACATACATGAGCGAAATCGAGTTCGCGTCGGGCCAGACGCACAAAATCAAGGGCGGCCGCGGTAAGCCTGCCGTCGAGGCCGTCATCATCAACGTCCAGAAGCGTGGCCGGGGCCACACGGTGGCGTACCGCGTCGGGAAAGCCGAGCGCGCGGTGTCCGCCGGCTCCTTCCGCAGCAAGCTGGTTTCCTAACCCTCCCCGTGCCCGCAAAGTGCGGGCGCTTCGGTGAACGCCTTCCGCAGGCGTTATCTCAACCAATGTGCAGGGTCTGGCCGCCCGCCGAGGGCGTTCACCGAAGCTTTCATGCAGGAGACGCCCATGCTGGCCGATCTGCTTTTCAACGTCCGTCAGAACGGGATCCCTCTCCTGATCCTGTTCGCCATCATCGCCGCCACCATAGGCTGGTAAACGAGGTATTCCATGACGATCGACATCCAGCGCTTTTGTGCGATGAATAGTGACCCGCGCGAGTGGCTGCGCAGGCCCTGGATCGAAGACGGCACCACCGTTGCCACCAACGGCCACATCGTTGTCCGCGTCGATACGGTCCTTCAGGGCGAAATCGCTGACGCGCCCCACGGAACCATGAGTGGGCGAATCCCGAAGGTAATCGCGGCGGCCGCGCACCTCGACGCAGTCGTGTCAGCCCGTGACATCGCCATCACGATGGTGCCATGCCGGCATTGCGCCGGCGAGGGGACTGTGACCGACCGAGAATGCAACGAGTGTGAAGGCGAAGGCGAATTCGGACATGGCACTCACTGGTATTGCTGCAAGGAATGCGACGGAGACGGAAGAATCATCAGCCCCGTCAAATCCGACGCTGAAGGTGCAACCCCTTGCGACAGTTGCCATGGATCCGGTCACGACTTCAAGTCGTACACAACTGTGGGCAACAGCATGCTTGCCAACCGCTATTTGGCTCTCCTGCAGGATCTTCCAAACTGCCGTCTGGCACTCCCGGAACTCTCCGATCAGCCTGTTAGGTTCGATTTCGATGGCGGGACCGGCGTCCTGATGCCGATGCTTATCTGAAATACCCCCCGAAAGGGGCCTTGAGCGTGCGCCGCAAGGCAAAGCACGCGCCCGCGGTGTCCCGTGGCAGGAGTTGCAGGAAGCCACCGAGGCCATAGGGCGGGAAAGTGCAACCGGGCAGGCCCCGCGACGCGAGCAGTACCCAGCCATGGGCAAATGGCCGTGAACCTGGGCCGCGTCAGTGCCCAGGGCCATCATCGAGCCGCCTTTGAAAGCGGATGCCGCTGCCAGGGTTTCGCCGTGCGGACGGGCGGACGCAGCGAGTAAAGGACGGCTCACTGATGGCAGCAGCCCATGAGGCACCTGAAACACGGAATCGCTCCCCCGCGGCTGCCGTCGGCAAGGAGCGACAGAGAAGCCGAACCTGTAAGCCATCTCCACATTGCAGGACCAAAGCCAGGGCAACGATCCCCTGCGCTGCCTGCGGCTCGCCGCCCGACGAGCGATAAAGACGTGGGCCCCGCGACCCTTAAGGTTGGGGCTTGGCACGCTGCGGGTGGGTCCTGGAGTCGGCCGAAAGCCAATCGGCGCCAGATACGTCACTGGCCGCGAGCCTGATCGCGCACAGGCCCATGCCGGACATGGTGAAAGCCGGAATCCTTTCCCCCACGGACAGCCACATGAAAAACCGTATGCAAAAGCTGTGCGACCTGCTCGCGCCGCGCGACCACGCCGGCCGCGGCGACTACGACGATAACGCCGACATCCCGCCCATCGCCTGGCTGTACGGCCTGCTGTTCGTGCTGGGCTGGATCGGCTTCCAATCCCTCGCGCACGGCGCTGGGTTCAACTGAAGGAGCGGCCGCCAGCATGGCCAGCGTCAACAAAGTAATTCTGGTCGGCAACCTGGGCCGAGATCCGGACATTCGGTATTCCGGCACCGGCGAGGCCGTCTGCAGCATCTCTATCGCCACGACGTCCCACTGGAAAGACAAAGCCACCGGCGCGCCGCGCGAGGAAACGGAGTGGCACCGCGTCGTTATGTACGGCCGGCTCGCGGAAATCGCCGGCGAGTACCTGAAAAAGGGCCGGCCAGTCTACATCGAAGGACGCCTCAAGACGCGGAAATGGCAGGACCGCGACACCGGCGCCGACCGCTACAGCACCGAAATCATCGCGGATCAGATGCAGATGCTGGGACAGCGAGAGTTGGGCGGCCAAGGTGGTCATGCTGCTGATGCGCCAGACGCCGCACCTCGGCGCCGCAGCAACGGCTACCAAGCCGCCCGCGAAGGCGCGGCGCCGGCGTCTGGTAGCGATGCAGCTTCCCGGACGCTCGCAGATATGGACGACGACATACCATTCTAACGCGGAGACGCCGCTTCCCTAAGCGCTCGGTTCCCGGCGTACACGTCTGCTGCGAATTCGGCAAGCGCGGCGGCGGTCTCCGGATGCAAGAACTTCCCAGCACGCCATTCGCCCTCGGCGATAGACGCTTCTATCGCTACATCACGTATTGCGTCCGCGATCTTCAATAACGACACCAGTGCGGCCGGCGGGATTTCATGAAACGGGATTGCCCTCAAGGCGGCCTCTGCTTCCCTGAAATCCCTAGCTGAATACGAAGCTCGGCCATCGAAATAGCTGGCCGGATCGCTGTTGCTGACAAGGATGCGCTCGGCCTCTTCAGCTAACGCTACCGCTCTTGCCGCAAGGATGCGTAAACAATCGACCAATTCAGCCCGCTGATTAGCTGCCCGGGCGTCTTCCAGGCGAACTTGGCGCGTCGCCAACAGCCCGGCGAAGAAGATCGCAGCAATTGATCCGAACGCCTGCACCCAAGCTGCTAACGCCTCGCTAGTGGTAGGTGGATCTCGATAAAACAGGTGGAGGCAGATGATCAGTGCCCCTAGGTAGATCCAAAGTTGGAGCCGATTTGCAAACCATGTGTGGATCCGACAAAGCATGTCTCCCTCCTAAACGCTGCTGATCATAAAGTGGCTAGAAAGGAAATTTCAATATGTGGTTCAAGAACCTGAAGGTCTACCGCCTCGCCAAGCAGGCGCCCCTAGATGTCGCGGCCATGGAAGGCGCGCTCGCAAAGCACGCCCTGGACGCTGCCATCGGCCTGGAATTCCAGAGCCTGGGCTGGGTGCCCCCGCGGGAGGGCAGCGGCCTGGTGTACTCGGTCTCGGGCCAGATCCTGGCCACCCTGCGCGCGCGCCGCAGGCTGCTGCCCGCCACGGTCATCAACCAGGCAACCAAGGCCCGCGCTGCCGAGGTCGAAGAGCAGCAGGGCTACCGGCCTGGTCGCAAGCAGATGAAGGAAATAAAGGAGCGCGTCATCGACGAACTGCTCCCCAAGGCCTTCAGCCTCTACCGCGATACCCGCGTCTGGATCGACCCGAAGAACCGCTGGCTGGTGGTCGCTGGTGCTGACGCCAGGGCCGACGAAGCCCTCGGCCTGCTGGCCAAGACCCTGGATCCCTTCCCCATCGAATCGCTGTATGTCCACCAGTCGCCAGCGGCGGCCATGACGCTATGGCTGGAAAGCGACGAGCCGCCAGCCAATTTCTCGATCGACCAGGACACCGAGCTGCGCGCCACCGGCGACAGCCAGGCCAAGATCCGGTACGTCAAACAATCGATGGACGCGTACGACGCATCGAAACACATCCGCGCCGGTAAGCAATGCACGCGGCTGGCCATGACCTGGGCCGATCGGGTTTCCTTCGTCCTGACCGATTCCCTGGATCTGAAGCGCATCACGCCGCTGGACGTCCTGAAGGAATCCGCCAGCATCGCCCAGACCGATGCGGAACGCTTCGAGTCCGATTTCACGCTCATGACCGGCGAGCTGGCCAAGATGCTGGGCGACTTGGTGGCAGTGCTTGGCGGCGAGCGCAGGTAGCGGCCATGCAAGATCCCAAAGCGCTCGCTTCTCTGCTTGAAACCGCGCGCGCCATCGCGGTGGAAGATCGCGCCACCATAGCGGAGCTTCAGGACATCGTCGCTAGCCAATCGATCGAGATCGCTCGCCTACGTGCATTACTCGGGCAGACCGCTGATAAGTACCCCAGTCGGCCCATGCATAAAGAGTAGCGTCGGCTTTCGGCCCAGTCCAGCCCATAGCGCCTTCAACGCCTCCTCTACGGCCTCCAACGTCGATCGCAGCTCCATCGGATCAAGCAATGGCGTGACGTGCCGCTCGCCTTCAGCCATCGCGACATTCCTTCGCTCATCGGGTGCACACACAATGGCGAACCCCGCCCGATTCGACGCTGGGCACGGATGGGCCAACGCGTTTCTGACCTCGAACAACCTGTCGATATACGACCAGGGCTCTCGACCCCAATCCACGTCGATGTGCGCGGCTTTCGCGATTAGCTCCAACTTCTTGCGGGGGCCCATTCGTTCAATAGGGTTCTTCTTCCGATCCCAGTCCGACCCAAACACCTCCGGACCGACGGTCTGACAAAAGCCTTCCACCGTTGATGCCAGCAAGACCAGTGCACCCATGCGTTTGAACGTGGCGCCGACTGGCTCCTCGTCGGCAAGCTCCATCAATGATTTCGCAGCATGCCGCAATACGGGCACTGGCCGATAGTCCTCTTCGAAGTGGACCCAATACGTCCTTCTATCTTCGGCGTTGAGCTTAGCTTGCGAGGTCATCACTTCCTTTGAGCAAATATCTGAGGCACACCCCTTGATCCGCGACCAATTTACCCTAGATGTACACCCAGAGTTGATTGTCGACAATTTCGCCGGCGGAGGGGGCGCCTCGACCGGCATCGAAATGGCCCTGGGCCGCTGCGTTGATATTGCCATCAACCACGACCCCGAAGCCGTAGCAATGCACGAGATCAACCACCCGCAGACGCGGCACTACTGCGAATCGGTGTGGGACGTCGATCCTATCGAAGCGACGCAGGGCCGCCCGGTCGGCCTGGCGTGGTTCAGCCCCGACTGCAAGCACTTCAGCAAGGCCAAGGGCGGCAAGCCTCGTGATAAGCGCATACGCGGCCTGGCCTGGATCGTGCTGCGCTGGGCCGCGCTGGTGCGCCCGCGCGTCATCATGCTGGAGAACGTCGAGGAATTCCGGACCTGGGGCCCGTTGCTGGAAAGCGGCCAGCCCTGCCCGGCGCGCAAGGGCCAGACCTTCCGTTCCTTCGTCCACCAGCTGCAGGAGAAGGGCTACGCGGTCGAACATCGGGAGCTGCGCGCGTGCGATTACGGTGCCCCGACCATCCGCAAGCGGCTGTTCCTGATCGCCAGGTGCGATGGGCGGTCAATCGTATGGCCGGAGCCGACGCACGGCGCGCCCACGTCGCCCGAGGTGCAGGCCGGTCAACGCAAGCCCTGGCGCACCGCGGCTGACTGCATCGACTGGTCTATCCCCTGCCCGTCGATCTTCGAGCGCCAGCGCCCCCTTGCCGAGGCCACCCTGAGGCGAATCGCGCGGGGGATCCGACGCTACGTGATCGACGCAGCGCAGCCTTTCATCGTCGGCGCCGGCGGTCCGGTTTATTCGGGCAAGCCGGTGCCGGCGAACCGCCCGTTTGGCGCGCTGACGACGGAAAACCATCGGCACGTGGTTGTGCCCCACATCACGAAGTTCCGGACCGGATCGACCGGGGCCGCCCTAGGCGAGCCGATGCCGACCATTACGGCCGGTCCCAAAGAGAATCCCGCCGGCGCGCCGCATGCGCTGGGAGTCGTTGCCCCGTTCCTGACCGAGCATACAAACGGCTCGACGCAACGCAACTTCGACGCGGACGCGCCGCTCCGCACTCAGTGCGCCGAGGTAAAGGGCGGACACTTTGCCATGGTCGCGCCCACGCTGGTACAGGCCGGCTTCGGCGAGCGGCCGGGACAAGCGCCTCGATGCCTGGACCTGCACAAACCGCTCGGCACCGTCACGGCGCAGGGTCGGAAACACGCGCTGGTGTCCGCGTTCCTGGCCAAGCACTACGGCGGCAACTATGACGGCCCAGGCGCGCCGCTGGACGGCCCTGCGCACACAGCAACGACCGTGGACCACCACGCCTTGGTGGCGGCGCAGCTGGTGGGCTGTGGCGGCCGCGCCGGCCAGAGCCGGCCGCGCGACGCGGCCGAGCCGGCGCAGACGCTGACCACCAAGGCGGACACCTGCGTCGTGACTTCGCACCTGGCGAAGCTGCGCAATAACCAGTTCGGCCAGGCCACCGATGAGCCCATGCCCACGCTGACCGCCGGCGGCGGGCATGTCGCTGACGTGCGCGCCTTCCTGGTCAAGTATTACAGCGAAGGCGGCCAGGACCAGGACTGCCGCGACCCGATGCACACCATCCCGACGAAGGACCGTATCGGTCTGGTCACTGTTGCAGGGCAGGAATATGTCATCGCCGACATCGGCATGCGAATGCTGGAGCCGCATGAGCTGTACGCCGCCCAGGGATTTCCCGCTACCTACGTGATCGCCCCAACCATCAATGGCCGCAGGCTGCCGAAGCATGCCCAGGTGCGCATGTGTGGCAACAGCGTATGCCCGCCGCTCGCTGCGGCGCTCGCGCGCGCGAACGTGCCTGAACTGGCGGCCTGGACACCCAAGGAAGCCAAGCGCCAAAGGATCGCAGCATGAGCCACCCCCAAGACCATACCGCAGCCCTGCTACCGTGCCCGTTCTGCGGCGGCACGCCGGAGTTCGAACGAATTGGCACGGCCCGTCAATCCTGCATCGTCACATGCACCAACTGCGGCACACGGCATGAAAGCTCCGACGAAGGCTCGGAGTGCGGCGCATCCTGGAACAACCGCCTGCCTGCCGCCAGCGACGCCGGGGCGGTTCCGGATGACACATACCGCATGGCACAGGACGACAGGGCGACATTTCCCGCCTGGACGGTGCGGAAGCTTTGGGAATTGAAGGAGCATTACAGGTTGCTCGCCGCCCCCTCGGACGCAGCCGCACCTGTAGAGGCCGGGACGGCGCGGTTCGACATGGTTGCGCATCTTGCGAGACAACGGGAATGGTCCGAACGCACGTTCGGCCCCGGCGCTCGTGCGAAAGGCGTGGTCGACCATATCCGCAAGGAACTTTGCGAAATCGAAGCCGATCCCGGCGACCTGAAAGAATGGGTCGATGTGGTGATCCTGGCCCTTGATGGAGCCTGGCGCAGTAGTGCAACCCCGACGCAAATCGTTGATGCCATCGTTGCCAAGCAGACGAAGAACGAAGGCCGACAGTGGCCTGATTGGCGCACCGCTGATCCGGACAAGGCCATCGAGCATGATCGTTCCGGCGACGCCGCCCTGCGCCTGCCCAGCGCGGGGTATGCGGACTACACGCTCCACCTTGAAACTGCCCTGCTCGACTGCGCCAAGGTCGCCATACTGCACGGCGACGGGTATCTATGCGATTGCATCGACAACACCGGCACCCGGTACCAGTCGCAGTTCTTGGCGGACCTGCTTGCCCGCGCCCAGCGTGCCGCAGACAGGGATGCGTGATGGCACTTCCCTACAGCAACGCCACCAGCGGCGAAAAGGCTCTTGGCGAGATACAGAAGATGCTGCGCGGCTTCGGCTGCAAGAAGTTCGGCAGCATGGTCGATGACGCGGCCGGCGAGCTGCTGGTCCAGTTCGAGTACCGCGGCCGCATGGTCAGCGTGAAAGCGTCGACCAAGGGCTACGCCGCGGCTTGGCTGAAGGAGAACCCCTGGAGCAGCCGCCGCGCCGGCACGCGTGCTCAGTACGAGAAGAAAGCCATGGACGTCGCCAGCGTGGCGGTCTACTCGATCCTGCGCGACTGGATCAAAGGCCAGATCATGGCCATCGAGACCGGCATTCTGTCGTTCGAAGGCGCATTCTTGGGCCAGATCATGCTACCGAATGGCAAGACCGTATTGGAGCACGCGCAGCAGGGCAACCTTTTGCCGGCGCCGCAGGGGGATGGTGATGAATAGGCGTGAACCCGGCCAGCCCGAGGGGACGCTCATGGCGACCTCCGGATCATCCTGCCTGGTCCACGGTGGATATGTGCGCACTGGTGAGCCGATGGTTCCGCGGGCAGCAGCATGATGGAAGCTCAGGAAACCGCCATTACGCTGCAGGAGGCCGCTGACCGGCTGCACCTGTCGTACAGCACCGTATTCGCCCATCGGGAGAAGATCGGCTTTCGCCTGCCCGGATCCCGCGTCTGGCGGGTCTGGCCCTCCGAACTTGCAGCCCTGACCGAAAAACGTTCCAATCTGACCCGGCTACACCTGCGGGTCGGTGGAGAAACCGAATGCCAATCCGCAAAGATCCCAACTCCGGCATCTGGAGGCTTGACCTCCGCACGCCAGGCGGCGAAAGAATTAGACGCTCTACTGGCACAACGGACCGGAAAGCGGCGCAGGAATACCACGACCGGCTGAAGGCTGATTTATGGCGGCAGGACAAGCTAGGCGAGGCGCCAGACCATACGTTGGACGAGGCGGCCCTGGGCATGCTGAAACTGTCCGAGGGGCAGCGCGACTACGATACCAAGGTCCGGCACGTCGAATATTGGCGTGATGCCCTGGGCGGCGCCACGACACTACGCTCTTTGACCGCAGGCAGCATCATGCACGCGCTGCCGACGCACACCACCCATAAAAATCGGAAGGCCACGCTCGTCTCTGCGGCCACGAAGAACCGATACCTTTCGACCATGCGACGCATCCTGAGCCTCGCCGTAGAGTGGGGATGGTTGGCCCGCGCGCCGAAGCTGGCTAGGTTTGAAGAGCCAGACGTCCGCGTGCGGTGGGAGCCGCGGCCAGTCATCGTGGACCTGCTCCGGGCCATCAGCATGGACTGGCTGCGCGAGGCAGCGCTTTTTGCCGTCTCCACCGGCATGCGCGCGGACGAAATCCTGTCCCTGCGCTGGAACCAGGTCGATGTCGCACAGCGCAATTGCTGGGTGACGCACGGCGGTGCCAAGTCAAAGCAGGCCCGTTCCGTGCCCCTGAACGCTGACGCGATTGCCGTGCTGGAACGCCGGCGCGGTATCCACAGTGATCTGGTCTTCACGCGCGCTGCGAGCAAGGGCCGCGAAGTCGCGAAGATCAGCCAGATCGACGCGGATATGTTCGAGCGGGCATGCAAGGCCGCAGGCGTCGAGGACTTCCACTTTCACGACCTGCGGCACACCTGGGCTTCTTGGCATGTGCAGTCCGGCACACCGCTGATGGTGCTTAAGGAACTGGGAGGCTGGGAAACGATCGAGATGGTGCAAAAGTACGCCCATCTCGCACCGACACACTTGGCCAGCCACGCCGAGACGGTCACGTTTTGGTCACAGCACGCGGAGCAAAAAGAAACGCCGCTGGTCAGAGCGGCGTAA